AAAAATTAAAGTCAAGACAACAGTATTTTAAATATATGCTAAAGCATATTTTTAACTTTGTAATTGACCAAGCGATCATTCATGGAGTTTTAGATAAAGATGTTAATAGAAACTTTATGGTTATGGCATCACCAATAGTCACAAAAGATTCTAGTGCAGTAGCGCAAACATTAGATAGGTTTGTTGGTGGACTACAATCAGCTGTTGATAATAAGTGGCTTTCAAAGAAATCAGCAGGCGAATCTTTCCGAACATTTATTTCTCAACTAGGTATTGAAATATCAGAATCTAAAGAAGAAAGAGATGAATACGAAAATGAAGAACCAATAAAAAAAGAAGAACCAATAAAAAAAGAAGTAAAAGAACCAGATAATAAAGAACAAAAACCAGAAGATAAACAAGAAGAAAAGGAGGAATAAAATGATACACAAAGAATCTAAGTTGTTCGCAGAGAAAACAAAGCAAAGCGATAGAATTGTTTTTGGGAAGTTCTTCTATCCTTTGAAGTCTAGTGAAAAGTATTTTGATGATGTTATGGAAACTCTAAAAGAGAGTAGGTTTCCAGAGTGTTATATCCAAAAGAGATATAATGGGGAGTACTTACAAGTACATAAGAGCAGGGATAAGATAGCGATATTTAATAGTAGCGGAGTTGATATATCTAACACTCTTCCTAAAATATCAAAAGAGTTTAATGATATAGATATTAAAGAAGCTATCTTTGAGGCTAATATAGAATTGTGGCTTGAAGGAAAATGCCAAGACAATGCCACTACAAAGAAATGGTTTAAAGACGACTTCGAAGAATCTAATTTAGTAGCTCATGTATTTGATATCTTATGGGTACCAGAAAAAGAAGACATCCATAATTTACCATATAAAGAAAGATATAAGCTGCTTTACGATTTGAATATCCAACAATCTGAGATGGCTATGCCTGATTTCGATAAAGGCCATCTTAACTTTGCTCCGACATCCTTTATAATAGATGAACGTGATATGAATAAATCGTTAGATTTCTTTCTTGAATCAGAACCTAAGTCAGGAATTGTAATCAAACTTGCAACTATGAAATATCACTTCAACGGGATTTCAAATGAGATGTTTGATATAAGAAGTAAAGAGTCTTTCGAAGAGTTTAACTTTGTTCTCCAACATCATTTCTGGAAAAACAGCGTTAACCATTATGATCTGTTAATTGATTCTAAAGAGTCTGAATTGACACATTATATATTAGAAAGCAACCCGATAGAAGAAAGCGAAATAACATGCACAGAGAAGACGTTACAAGATAAGTCGTGGATGGAACGTGGCCGTGTTGTTGAATCTATTCAACCTAAAACACCTGGAAATAATACTGATAATATACAAGCTTGGATAGGTATTATTGATTCTGGAAAAGTAAGAATTTCAGAAAGTAAGGGTGTAGAGTTCTTCGGTAAGGATCTGACAGGAACGTGGAAACTCAGCAAAGACAATGCTAATGCAACTTTAATTACACTAAAGAAAGAAGAGTTGCAATAGTAAACAAAACGGTTTGCAAAACTTTTTACTTGACATAATAGTAAAAATATGATAGTTATAGATACATAGCAAGAAAGAACAACCTAGAGCCTGCGACTAGGAGTAATAGTGAGATTTCTCTCAACCGACTTTCTGCGTTTGCTTGAAAGTGATAAGCAAGGCAAGACGTGGAAAGTATGTATTATAGAACCAGGCTTATCCCGCAACGGTATATTCTACCCTTCCAAAGTACTACAAGCTGCTAAAAATGTATTTGAAAAAGCAAAAGTTTGTTACTACGAATGGAAAGGTAAACACTTCGATCACCTTCCCGGACAAATAGAAGAGATGCATCCTGAAGGATTCCCTCGTCAAACAGCTGGTTACTTAGATAGCATTAAATACGAAAATATTACTGTCGAAGGAAAAACAGGAGAAGCTTTAACAGGTGTTTTCCATGTATTCGATAGTGCTAAATGGCTGATAGATATGCTAAGAGAATCTTGGCAAAAAGGCTTAAAGCAGTTCTTGGGACTATCTATAAACGCAGAGGGTACCCAAGCTAACGCCCTTATTAATGGTCGACCTGTAAGGGTCGCTGGAGCTATAAATGAAGTTTTTAGCGTGGATTTAGTCAGTCATCCTGCCGCTGGCGGTAAGTTACTGGCGATGTTAGAAAGTATTAACCCCAACAAGGAGGACTCGATGTTGAAAGAAACTATTGCCCTTATAAAGGCAAAGAAGCCGGAACTTTTAGAAGGTATAGACCTTGAAAATATCTCTGAAGAAAAAACTAAAGAGATAATGAAGTTATGGCAAGAAGCAGAGGAAGGCGAAAAATCTGAAGCAGATAAGAAAGCCGAAGCAGATAAGAAAGCCGCTGACGAAAAAGCCGAAGCAGATAAGAAAGCTGAGGAAGATAAGAAAGTTGCTGACGAAAAAGCCGAAGCAGATAAGAAAGCCGAGGAAGATGGAGAAGCAAAAGAGTCTGATAAGAAGATATCTGCTCTTGAAGATAAAATAATCGAGATGGAAAAAACAAGCAAAATACGTGAATGCAAATCTGTATTAAGTGTACTTTTAGAAAGTTCTGGTCTTCCAGAAACAGTAAAAAAGAAAGTCACAAAGAGATTTGCTGAAACTGTATTTGAAGAAGCTAGTTTAAAAGAAGCTATCAAAGACGAAAAAGAAACATTAGCAGACTTATCAAAGGAGGGTAGTATTATCAATCTCGAAACAGATGATGGTAATATCGATATCCACATAGGTAGAGAAAGAAGAGATAAGTTACAGGCATCTCTTGATTTGATGATTGGATATGAGCCGGATGAAGCAGAAAAAGCAGACTATAATGAGCTTGATGGTTTCACAAGTTTAAAAGAAGCCTATATAGCATTCACAGGTGACACTGCTATAACAGGTAGATATGCACCATCAAGAATGAAAGAAGCTACTGAAGACAGTTTTAGCTATGCTTTAGGTTACACTATCAACAGAAAAATGTTGAAAGAGTACAAATCTCTTCCTGAACTTTGGAGAAAAATAGCTAATACAGTCCCGGTCAAAGATTTTAAAATGCATGAATTGATTCGTTGGGGAGGATTTGGTATATTACCAGATGTTACAGGCCTTGGCGCAAGAACTACACAAGGTACACCTGTTGATACAGCAACTCCAACTTATCCTGAACTTGGTTTCCCACAAGATACCGAGCAACTCTATGGCGTTGGAACTAAGGGTGGAATTGTCACTCTTACTCGTAGAATGATCATAGATGATGACTTAAATGTTCTTAGACAAATCCCTACAAAAATATCTCGTTCTGCAAATGCGACATTAAATCAATTTGTATTTGATCTAATGATCAATTGGGCTGCAACTGGTATTAACGCTGGTGTAAAGTGGGCAGATGCCGCTGGCACAGCTAATCAAGTAGCATTGTATATTGCTGAACATAACAACTATTCAACAACCGCACTTGGTTTTGATGCGTTAAATACACTTCTCACTAAGATGTATAATCAAGGTGAAAGAGGTTATATGACGTTGTTGGATTCTGGTATCAATGATAGTACAACAACCGTAACTGTTACTGCTGGAACAGGACAGTATTTCAAAGCTGGTGATAAGATTGAGATATATGGTGAGTATATGGCAGTAGATGTTGTCGCAACAGATACTTTGACAGTCCGTAGAGGTATTTTAGGAACTACGGCCGCTGCTGCTTCAACTAGCGATCAAATTTTCAAAATCACATCAATAATTGGAATAGATGATATCATCTGTTGGGTTCCTCGCGCATTAAAAGGAACAGCAGATTCTATTAACCAATCAACTTTACATCCTGAAGATGCTGAAAATGGTGTCAATACATTGAAAGGTTTCGGAGATGTATTTGCTTCACAATACCTTCAAGGCGATGTCAACAACTATTACCTCAGTGCAAAGAGTGGAGTCGATCTTATTGAGGTCGGTTTCTTAAATGGAAAAGAAGCACCTGAGCTTATAGTTCAAGATCAACCAACTGTAGGTAATGTGTTCTTGTATGATACAATCAGGTATAAAGTCCGTCATGAGTATGGTGGTGTTTTACCTGACTATAGAGCTTTTGCTGCTGGAATTGTAGCTTAAAACAATTAACAGCGTTCTTTTACCCCTAGGTTTAATCGCCTAGGGGAGAGAGGACGGTAGAAGGAGGTTTAAATGTCACGTTCACGTTTTTCACATGGAATACAAGCCACTAAACTCGAACTAAC